AAAAGTCCGGCAAACTTTCTGTTGTATGGACGTATAGAAAAAATAGTACGCGAGATAACCTGCGAAATAGCATTAAGTAAATCATCCGGTGCAATTCCTAACGCTGTGGTAGCGGCAGAAACAAAATTATCAGTAATAACACTTATAGCAGTTTTACCTGTAGCCTGTGAAATAATAGCATTTAACGTATCAATTGAACTAAAATTTCCAATTGACGGCTTTTCAGCGTTAATAAAAGCAGATGAAGCCATATTCTATTACCCCCTTGTCATAATTTCCGGTGGATTAATAATAGCCGCTGTCATTTCATCAACAGTCGGTACGTGATTATCCCCCATAAGATTCTGTGAAATTCCGTTCGCCTGAACCGCTCTAGTCAGTGCATTAATGGAATTTGTCAACTGGTCATTGTTTGGGAACTGTCTGTTCACAACACTCTGTGCCGGCATCCCACTATAATTCCCCTGCTGAAAAGCATAGTCTAACATCTGGCTCTGAGCCTGTCCAGCCATTGCCGGACTTGTGAGCTGTGCCTGTAATAATTCTGGTGGTGTGACTGTCTGCTGTGACATCACTCCCATTGGAACTGGCGGCATTCCCATGTTTGGCTGTACCACTGGTGCTGGTGCTGGTGCTGGTGCTGGTGCTGGTGCTGGTGCTGGTGCTGGTGTCTGATACGGCACTGTAGTCTGACTGTTCATAAGCGACATAATGTCGGCTTTCGTAAAGCCTGCCCCAGCTAATGCGATAATGTCATTCATTGTCATAGCTTTGTTTCTCCTTTTAGTTTTAATTTTTGATTTTAATCAGATAGTCAATGTGTGCAAATCCTGCAATCATTTTTCCATCTGGCATGGTATACTGTCCTAACACCCATTTGAGGGTGGAATCTGTGAAACCATATCCGAAAAATGTACTACCTTTTGGCATGGATGCAATCACATTGCTGTCATATGTTGGCGCGTCACGTAACATCAAGTCAAGGTTTTTGGTATCTACTTTCATTTCCCCATACACATCTGTGTGAGGATGAAGCATATAACCTTTTGTGTGTTCCGCTGTTTTTGCAATGATTTCTGCTGATATGTTCAATGTGCATCCCCCTCTCCCATTCGGTCAAGAAGTTTCTGCAATACCAGTGTGTTGTTGTTGAGTGCGTCCTGTAGTTTGTTTACCTCTTCTTTGTGTGACTGCATTTCCTGATACCAAAGGTAGAACGTCACAGCGAGGCAAGATACTGGCACACCAAGGTTTGCAAAAATAGTGCTGATTGTATTTAAGTCCATTCATTCACCCACTTTCTTTCGGAACTATGTGCTGTCAGTTAAAGTAGGGAAGTCCGATTCTTGAGTTGGACGAACCCACGCACCACAGTTCCGCTGTGTGTCCTTGTGCTACGGACTTTTGTTTTCCCTACACATACAGTATATTACATATGGAAGTAACTGTCAAGAAGAAATTTCGATTCAATATCTTCAAAATAGATTTTATCTTCGAGGTAGTTGATGTTCCATATCCATGCATAATAGCGTTTAAATGCTTTGATGTTCTTTTCATTTATGCCTGTAAATGTTCGAATTGGTGTACCCTGTTTGTGTTTGCACACATAAAGCATATCTGAGGACTTGTGTTCGTAAATGGCTATTTCCTCGAAAAAAACCAATGGAAGATATTCCGACAGGTTTTGCGTCCTCACATCTGAATAGTCGGTGTTATAGAACTCATTTCCAAGTGCCATTTGAGAAAATCCGCTGTCCTTACCTACCATCTTATAGAGAGCCGTATTCTGTTTTGCTCTAGAAATAGGACTGTTACATAAATTATATAACGCAATACCTCTATCACGTAAGAACGCAGTTTCCTGATGTTTCCGTGACATATCCGCAACTTTTCTTATCAGTCCCAGACTGGCGAACAACTCACAGCCTACATTATCTGAGTTCGAAAAGCACAACACCTGTAGCGGCGGCAGTCCTTTCAACTCCCTATTTCGATTCATAGTTTCATAGCCGTGAAGAAAAGACGTTGCAATTCCTTTCGGAACACGGTCACCTTTCTGCGGAATGAACTCGTCCCATATCCACACAGACACATCCTCAGCGGAAAATCCACGTAAATTCGCTAGTGTGGTGATAGCTGACGCATAACCAACAGGTGAACCAACTGGCACAAGTCGGTCTTTCTCATTAAGTTCTGCGTGGTAGAATCCTGCAATATCATCTACAGGGAATGGCTGTATATTCCAATCATTATCTGCATTTAACGGTTTGAATGGGGACAACTCAACGTTCTTAATCTTGTCGAGTTGAGTTTGTTTTGTTCTAGAATACATGAAAGTCTTGTTGTGCTCCACGACATATTTCAGACCACCATATGTCTTACCCGTGCCACGTCCACCCCATATAAAGTTAAAGGGATAGCCTTTTTTGACTATCCCCTCAACGTCCAGATAACCGTGCATCGTGTACAGGCTCTTGGATTTATTCTTTGACATATTTTGCGGTGATGTACTCCCGGTTGTTCTTGCTACGTTCTGCAACGATTTCGATACACACATCTACAACGTTGCAACGTTTTGCGAGTTCCATAATTCTGTCGAATGTGCGAACAAATGCCGCTGAAGTTGTTGCAAAAACATGACCTTCGTTGGTAGATACGGTAAGAACTTTTACCAGTTCACCATCTGCGTTTTCTTCTTCATATAAACAGAATTTGTCAATGTGAACCTGTTTTCCTTTCAAATCAGCACCACGTAATCTGTCCGGGGACTCAAACATGTCATAACTCAGATTCATGTCCCACTCATTGTCTTTGATATTTGTTTTAATAATATTCATATCCATTGTTCTCCTTTAATGTTTCACGCTATAGTTCTATATTCAGTTGTAAGTGATTCGAAAAGTATGGCAATACAAGATATAAAAGGTTTTTACTGTTACTCTGTTACGACTGGTTTCATGTCGTCTGGAATCTCTGGTTCATCCACTATGCTGTACATCTCTGCAATAGCGGCTCTTACAAAACCCTCGTCAGAAAGCTTGTAAGTGTTGAACTTTGTTTCTGTAGTGATGTTTTCAACAGTTGCTCCTGCGGGGACGAGTTCAACATCTTTTTTCATATTATTATACATTTTTACCTGCGTCCAACCCGTTCCGATGAATTCCTTTGTTACAAGCTTAATGTCATCACTGTCTTTTTCTTTAATGCTCAGTGTCATAACTGTAGTTGTAATTGTTCTTACCATTGTACCGGAATCTCCTTTCTTATATTATAATTGTTTTGGACTTCTGCCCTGTGAAAGTGTTTCTCTCAAGGACATTATTATAGTAACATAATATTTTCATGTTTTCAATAATTTTTTCATTTTGATTATTGACATTCAACAATATATGTGGTATTATATAAGTGTTCCAATAGATAACTACTTATATGAAAGGAGTTTTAACAATGACTAAGAAAGAAATAGTTGAGACACTGGAAAGGTTAGCCGATGAAATTGAAAAAGGAAGTAAAATGTTTGTCTATATCAATAACGTTATGCTGACTAACAACTTTAGCTTAGGTCTGACAGAAAAAGTTAGATTCGAAGTTAAAAAACCTTGCGTGGATGACAGCCAGTACTGGGTATTCTTATATGCGGGTTGTTCGGTAGTAACTGCCATTATGGGAGACAACATTGAAAAGATAACTATTGAGGTGAGAGAATGAGCCTATTCTTGTTAGGGTTATGTGTTGGTCTAATTGTAGGGTTCGTCATAGACGGACTTCACGATGACTAATGTTTCACGTGAAACATTTCAAGAATGAAAGGAGAAAACTATGAAAACAGTGAGTGTTAATTTTCA